CCGTGAGTACTTGGATTACTGACAATATCAAAGCAGATAAGTGAGAAGTCATCACCAACTTCTACAGTATTCTCACCGATTGGTTTGACAGAACCCATACCACGGGATGAAACACCCAATCGGATATTGTTCTTGATGAGTTCACGAACGATATTGCCTGATGGGGTAGATAAAATTTCGATATTGCCCTTGACATCATCACCTTCGAACCAGAGTTCGGTGACGTTGCAACAGACGTTTTTTAAGTTGACGACAGGACTTTCTGGATGGTCGAGTTCACCAAGTGCACGGCGTTGTGATACGAAGTTATTCTTGTATACCATTGCTTCACGTGATAAGATTTCCTTTGGATATACACGACCATTCTGGTTCTTCATTTCTGCACGTTGAAGTAAAACATCTTTTAACATCAAAGGTTTACTGATGTCTGCTGCTTCTTTTAATAAAGTAGTGTCATAAGAAATGACATTATATTCTACGAGTAATGTTTGCATATTATTGCCCACGGATTTCACGGATGCGTGTTGCAAGTCCAAGAAGTCTTGATTCCAACTTCAATAATCCTTGTTGTGTACGCTTCCATAGTTGTTCACTTGCGATACCTGATTCAGTCTTTAAACGACTATTCATTCTAATAACACGTTCAACTTCTTGTAAATTTCTATTAAGTTGTGAAATAGCTTCTGCAATCTTTCTGTGTGGTGTCTTTGATGTGTCGTTCTTATATTCGTAATACTTGTTTTCGTTTAATTCCTTAGTGACAATTTCCATTTTATCGGCTGGACGATTTGCTTCTTCTTCACCCTTTGGAGTTAACTTAAATCCTGTGGTTGCGGTGGCAATATGCTTAGAACGTGCTACACTCTTTGCTTTATTACCACGAAACGAATATGGAGTTAGGTATCCAGGAACATTTGCTGTCGTTGTCATTTCATCAAGTTTTTTCTTGATAATTTGTCGGACGCGTTCACGAATTTGTTGTGTTTTGTCCATAGATTAACTCTTTAAAGTGTCTAGTGTCTTGGTAATTTCCAAGGCAATTAATAACGCGGTCATGTGATTTTCCTTGACCATTTGAACTGTCTTTAACTTTTCCAATTGTGAAACAACTTCTGACAACTTGATGGTAGTCACTTTATTATCAATTTTAGCTATCTTCTTTGTTATTTCGGCAATCAATTCTTTTGCCAAATCTACGGCATATGCTCGAAGAGCTGCTGAATTGGATACGTTATAGATATATTCACGGAGAAGGTTTTTTTGCTTATCACTAAGGTCTACATACTTTTGATTGAACTTTTCCATCAAAATCTTGTAGGTTAATAAACGTAAATCTTCTTCTTGGTTCTTTACGGTTTCAAATAATGCAGTTTCCTTCTTAATTTCCTTGTTGACAATCTTACCACTTAAATGTTCAACAATAGTAAACTTAGCTTCAACCATACCTTGAATTTCATTGAAGTCTTGGATTTCGTTTACTGCACCATCAAATACCTTATATACAGAAGCATAAACTTTGTAAGACGGAATACGGGCATTTAAAAATTCTTTTAAATCGTAGTTGTTTTTAATTTCACGAATTAACTTGTATTTTTGTGTGTTTAATGCCACTTCATTTAACTTTTTACGTTGTGATATCAATACGTTGATAAGTTCAAATGCCTTAGTTTCACTGAGTTGTTGTGCATTGAAGAAGGAACGATAAAGTATCAATTCTTTACCAAGTTCTGTCTTAGAATTGAAATACTCTTTCATTAGTTTGACCGCAGTATCATTACTACGGTTTTCCAATGCGTCTGAGGTTATTTTACGGACTAATAGTTCAAATAGTATGCCCGTATTCCGAATTTTGTTATGCTTGACGTTTGCTTTCATAAACATCCCATTTTAGTGACAGTATACCGTCATATATTAAATATAACGAATATTAATAAGACTTTAGTTTTCTAGGTCCAAAATATTACTTTCGTCTAATAAAGAACCAGTTGGTTCTTGGTTTTCCATTAAGACTTTCTTACTTGGCTTTTTTAAGTTTGCAACTAATGCCTGAACTTCTTTAGTAAGTGCCAACGGAGACTTTCTTTTATCATTTCGTTGTTTACTGACCGTCAACGAACCCATATTTTCTTTGTGTCCGAGTGGGTCACGACCACGTGGGTGACTGTCTTGACCAAATTTCATTCCTGTTTTTGGACGGCCCATCTTAGCTTCTTCTAATTCAGCTTCTTCATCACCGTATCCTTCCAACTCACTTTCCTCACCACCATCTTCTAATGAGGCCAAAATACTATCAACATCAGAAACTTGTTGTTCCTCTTCTTCGGTTGGTGGTGCTTCATCTGTTGCTGGTTGTTCACCTGTAGCACCTGGTTGTTGTGGTTGTGCTGATTGTTCTAACTGTGCCATACGTTTTACATCTTCTGCAATCTTAGTACGTTCTTCCACGATTTCATCATCAGATAATTCAAGAATATTATGGTATATCCATTCTTGTGATAACATCTTACTGTTCATAATAGATTCTGCAACCCCAATCTTTTCCTTCCATAAGTTTAACTTTTCTTGTTCATAGACAATTGATGGGTTGGTCAACGATAATTCAAAGTCTATCAAATCTTCATCAGTAAATCCTTGAACGTATAAGTGGATAATTGCAATCTTGGTGAGTTCTGACACCATAATACGTTGGATACGTTCTATAGTACGTGCGAAACGTACATCTTGTGCCGCCAATGTTGCCTTACCACTTAAATCTTCTTCGTATCCTAAGAATGCTTTTGGTACCTTGAATGCTGCCATTAACTTATTACGGAGGTATTCAATATCTTCGATAGCATTAAATTGTAGACCTGGAAGGTTTTGGATGTCTGTTCCAGAATCTTTACCGCGAACAGGAAGATAAAAATCTTCTGTGATATTTTGCATATTATAACGAAGATTATAATCACCAGTTGCAGGATCTACTAATGGTGTTTTCTTCATTCTATCCATAATACGATTCATAAACGTATCGATTTCTGCTGGTGGGATATTACCGATATCAATTAAAATCTTACGCTTATCTGCCGCTCTCATAATACGATGAATTAACATCGCATCTTCCATCAATTGAAGTTGTTTCCACACACGACGACCACCTTCAACCATTGCCTTACCATATGGAAGGAAGTTGGTGTCCGAAAGGAGACGGAAGTGAGCTATTTCGTAATTATCGAATTCAGTCTTACCTAACGATAAGAAATCGTTTTCAATCTTGAACTTGACTGAGAATGGATTACCTGGGTCTTGACCTTCGATACGAATAGTTTCATAGACAGAAAGGGGTAATACATTTACAATTCCAAATTCTGGGTCTATGTCTAGGAATAAAAAGAAATCACCATACTTGACCATATTACGAATCCAAGGCCACATATTGAATTCCACATTCAATACATCATAGAATAAGTTATGTAAGATTTCTTGTATTTGTGTATTCTTCGAATGAATGGTAAGGAGATTACCAAATTCATCTTTGGTGGTTGATTCGTCAGCATAGATGTCCATCACCGATGAAATAATGGGGTCATTATCCATCATATCATAATCACGGAACAATTGCAAGCGGGAACCTTGGAACGCAGCCGCTGCTTCATATCGTCCATGGGCAGAACCATATCCACCCGTCATAGAAGAATAGACGCGGTGGTATCTATCAATACCGCGTCTATTGATAAACGATTGAATGTTATCTGTGTCGGCTACTTTAAGTCTTTTTCCACCAACATTACGAACTACCGTATTAGTAGAAAATAATTTCTTTAGTCTGCCAAATATGCTGTTATCAGCCATAACCCCTCAACTTGTTAGTAGATATACAATTCGTCTATTGACTTGATAACCATTTCAACGATGTGTGTATCTAATCCCTTAGCTGGTTTCTTCAATAGACTATTTAATGCTTCACGTAAATCACGAGCTGGCATTACTACGGTTGCCAATTCGGTCATATGCCATTCTGACATTGTGTTGTAGTTGTATGGTATTTCATTGACCTTGGTGATTCCTGCAAGTAATTCTGCGGTTAGTTTTGCCAACTTTTCTTCTTGAGCTTCTTTAAGGGTTGGAGTTAACTTTTCAAGTAATGCGACCAAACGCATTGAGTTGATGCGGTTTTCCTTACCTGCTTCTGTGATTAAATCTGTGAGCTTAATCATGCTTTTTCTCCCTATCCAATGCTGTTCGCATTTTTTTAACATCTTGTGGTTTTGGTGCTGCGTTGATTGCCCCACCAGGTCCAACTAGTTGTTCATGCTTCTTTTCTACGTACTTCATTAATAATGAATAATACTTCGGGTTTTCTTTCAAGTGTGCTGCTGCGATTTTTGCAGTCTTGATCACGTTTCCGTTGGTCACATCTTGGTGTTCCAACTCAACATTCATCCCTAAAAAGAATTCTGTTGGATTAAACTTATAACCCATTTTATCTAATATCTTGTCGGATTGTTCCCGTGAGATTTTCTTTTTCATATTACCAGGTACGACATGCCCAGTAACGAGCTTTTGTTCTTGGACCTGGATTATCACAATTGTGTCTTGCACGGAACGACTTACGACGAGAAGGGATATTTTTTTTAATCTTCATTGTCTTTTCACCTCGACGTTTTGCCGAAGTTCCACCATGACCAAAATTAACCTTCTTAATATTTCCACTCTTTGGGTCTTTGACGAACACCTTAAACTTCTTAACATCACCTCTCATAATCTTACCGAGAGCAACCTTACGACCACGATATTCTGCTTCACCGAGTTGATTTTCGTGTAATCCTTCAAGAACTTCAATAAGACATTCTGTGCAGTATTCACCATCGTTTATTTCATCTTCGTGACCTGAAACGTGTGTTTCCGAGCCGAATTGGTCACGTTCATTATCTTGGTCTGGCTTGAAATCACTATCCGATGTAACATCACTTTCTGGACGATGATAAAGTTCTTCTACTGGAACGCAGTTGGGAACCATCTTACCGTTCTTTTCCTTCATACCAACTTGCTTATATCCTTCCCAACAACCTTCGCAAAGAATATCAGTTAATCTAATCATTTTCTCTCTCAAAGTCAAGAGTTTATTTCTTTTTAAAGGTAGAAACCATTGTTGGTTTTCCACCTGGATTTCCTGCTTTTCTCTTTCTAACTACAGCCGAACGTTTTTCACCTTTACTCATCGCTGCTGCGGAACGAGCGGGACGACACTTTGGATATTTTGCACTACCACCCTTACGTTCCTTTTTACCAGCCGAAGCACCGCATGGTGGATGTTTTCCTTTTTTATCTTTACGAGAAATATCTACCCATTTTTGACGAAGCCATTTACCAAGATTACCTTTGGTTTTATACTTTTCGTCAAGTTCAGTTACAACTTCGTCTAAAAGGTCAGTTAAAAGAATCATTTTAAATATTTTAACTTATAGATAGTGGAATTCACCAACGCTGAGATTTCATCAACAATATTATTAAGGTCACCATCTTGTGGTAGTCCCTTACGAACACTATCAATATAGGTTGATAATCCAGTAAAATACTTAATTACTTCATCGTTTTCAAAGTATTGTTTTTGTGGAGTATAACCACGGATAATTCCATAGCGACCTTGGCAAGTTTCTGCGTAGCTATCAACCAACCCTACAACTGCATCATAATAATCGTTTAATGCTTTGTGAACGGCATACGATGATGTTTGGAGATGAAAGATATGTGCTTGGTCACGACTATTGAATAGTGTGGATAAAAACTTGGCTACAGTTTCCATTACATTGTTCCCGATGGTGCTGGAACTGCACCTGCTGCTCCAGGAACTTCAGCTGTACCATTTTGGTCCTTTTCACTACTAATATATTGTGCAGCAGATTCAGTATATTCCTTAGCTAAAGAAATTTTATTTTGTACCCATTCTGGTAAGTTGGTGTCGTCTGCCAACATATCATGCAACATTTGTGCATTTCTAATAATGGTTTGTAATTGATTCTTTGCCATGTCACCTTCGTAATCATATTCACCAGAATCAACTGCATCTTTAGGTCCGATTTCTTCCTTTTTTTCCATTGACTTACCGATAGCATCACGGCGAGCTTTTAAATACTTGTCTGATGAATCTTTATCACCATCATTATCGATATCACCATCTTCTTTACCAACGGCGTCAAGAGCTTCTTTTACAGCTCCAACTGGCTTATCACCAATTCCCTTGATACCAGCTACCAATCCCATAAGTCTAATCATATTACTTCTCCAAAGTGTTTAGAGGGATTTTTGTCCCTTCTTTTGTGCCACCAAATATCTCTTATACAAATCACGTTTTGCTTTTAACATTTTATCTATTAAATTTACTTTTCCATCATTATTTACATCTGCGTCCTCTTGACCCATTGGATCACGTCGCTTGTGTGGTATATGATATTCTTTCTTAGTTTTTTTCCAACCACCACCCATACTCTTATACTTCTTTGCTGCCCAAAGGTTAGCGTATGCTGATGGATATACTTTGAACTTGGCACGTGCGGCTGCTTTTGCTCGTGCCCACTTTTCAGGACTGGTTGGTGTGTTCTTTTCTAACAACGTTACAATCTCTTCAGCTTTTTGTAATCGTGGATCTTTAAAATCACTCTCTGTTTCTTTATATCCAAATCCAGGATATCCCTCTTCTTGTTCTCCACAACCACAATCAGCTTCGTGGAGACAACCGCAATCCTCAAAAATGTAGGTGTAATATTCTTTATATTCCATATTACTTACCTTTACTTTTCTTACTATCTATTGCCTTGTTGGTTGATGCTGCCCAAAGGTATGATTTCCAATCATCACCGAACTTATCCTTAAAATAACGGATAGAACGCTTGTTCTTTAACAACTTCTTGCCAATACCATCACGCTTTTTGACTTGGGACTTATCCATTTTACGTGGTGGTTCACGGCGAGCTACGGTGCGTTCTGCCAATTCCGCTTCTAATTCTTCACGAATAATTTCTAAAAGTTCATCTTTGGTCATATCTTATACCGGTTTTGATGTTGTTTTCCCACCACGTTTACGCTTTCTACGTCCAGCGCAATGTGCTTTTTGGCTGAAACCCTTTGGATTACTACAATTTATGGACTTTTTGTATCTGTTTGTCCATTTTTCTGTCAACAAAATATCAACTAATTTAATCATAGATAAATCCAATAAAAACACTACATTATAAATAGTGTATTATCCTAGTAACCACCTAATATCTTCCTTTCCAGTTCCAACTTGCATCTCGTATGGATTTTGTGCTCTGTCTCTGTTTGTGTAGATGTGACCGACCACATTATACTTGGCCTTGTCTAACGCCATCTTCGTCAGTTCTATACCTTCCTGACGCAAACGGAGGGCGGTATCACGAACCCACAGACCAATACATAATGCCATTGTCAAGTCATCATTATAACCAGATAATGCTTCTGGTCTACCATTCTTCCAAATAAATGTTTCTAATTCAGCACACATTCTTGCTGACCTAATAGTAAAACTATTTTCTAACATATATTCTTTTAATCGTGCAATAACTAACGGACGAGTGCGTTGTGATGTGGTGAATCCAGGAACCATTTGCCGTTCCTCTGCTCTATATCGTCCTGTCATTTGATGTTCTACGTCAACATATTGTAAATCTTTGGACATATAAAAGAGATTTTTATATCCACGATCAATAATTTGTTGCACAGCGTTCCATCCTATACTACTATTTTCTGGGATGAGTAGTGCGTCATTATATTCGGTTGCGATAGATACCAACATATTACCAAACTGCTTAGTTTCTACCTTTCCTCTGTATTCTGCTACTTGGGTAGACGATTCTACATCTATTACGTGAAATGCCGAATAGTCCTCACCATCTCCACGAGCAACGTCAGCACAGACAATGTATGACCGACCAGGTTGTGCATATTCCCATACCCATAAGTTTCCGTCAAACCCACCTTTGGTAACTGGTTCTTGAACAAACGATGCTTTGTAAAACTCAATAATTTCTGGCGGAACCACCGTATTACCAGAGAAGATAAATGACGCATCGTGTTCTTGTGACGCTTGCATTTCACCCATCAGTTCCGTTTGTCTATCACGCCATGCTTGGTCACGTTCTGGATGAACTCGCCAATCTAATAGAATAGGATTGAATCCGTTGGTCTTGACCTCCGCTTGTTGCCACATCTTGTGAAAGAAGTTACCCACACCGTTTGGAGTAGAAAGTAATATTGCTTTACCACCCGTTGATAATGTGGATGATGCTGCCGTCCAGATGATATCTGCGTCATCGATGAATGCAGCTTCATCGAGAATAAGAAGAGACAATGCTTCAGAACGTCCTGCGTCTGGTGATGATGCCACCGCTTTAATCTGTGAGCCGTTAGAAAATTGGAGTGATAGCTTATTATCCGTGACTACTTCACCACGTAACCATGTTGGGAGGTTTTGATGCATGAACTTAACTTTGGTAACTAAGTTCTTTGCGGTTTCTTGTTTAGTTGCGATAACAAGGATATTCTTATCTTTATGGAACAACATTAACCACAGAGCGTATCCTGCGACCAATGTAGAAATACCAATCTGACGGCCTTTGAGAACGATATTATAATCACTTTTCTCGAAGTCATATAAAGCGTTTTTTTGATATTTGTATAAATCAAACAACACCCGACCACGAATCGGGTGTTGAATGTATGAATATTTTGATAAGAAGTAATCTGGCTGTATTGCACACTTCTTATATTCTTCTTTAATACGTTCACGTAACTGCTGTGCTGTTGCGTTCATAATACCTCTACTTGATTACGAGAACTCCTGCTCCAAGACCCATTGCTAATCCAACTGCGAATGATGCCTTACGACTTGGGAGTTTGATACCAAACATACGATTTGGGTTCTTTGGTGCTGGTGGAATAAGATTGATGACCGCTTGGAGACTATCTCCACGTATCAATGCCATACGTAGTGCGTTGTCTTTACTTGACAATGCACTTTCTAATTCTTTTACTTGACCACCCTGCACATCAATTGTTTCCTTTTGCTTTGCAATAATTGAATCTTTGAGTGGTAATAATTGACGAGCTAAAACAAGAGTGTCTAAAAGTGTTTCTTTCATTACTTCTGCACGTTCTTCCATACTCAACGTTTCATCTCGTAAAGTATTAACTTGACGACTCAATACCTTTGCTCGACTTTCTGCTGCTCGTGACTCGTTATCAGCAACTACAATTTCTGCTTTTAAACTATCGGCTAACTCGGTGACTGAATCTGCCTTAGCTTGAAATACTTTGTATTCCGCAATATACTTGTCCACTTCGTCTTGCTTTGAATTACTGACGAAGAAAAATATAGCTAGTGCTAAACCGAAAAAAATACAAAGATTTACAACGAATGTAGTAATATTATTTGTTATTCTTGACATATTATTGTTCCTGTGTTTCGTAGTATTGTCTGATTTCTTCTTCACTCATTCCAGACTCAACCATTTCTAAATGCTTTTGCAGCTTGGTAATTTCTTCCATCAAATCTTTTTTGACCGTATTGATATCCATATCCCACTTTTCAATCATCAATATTTTTTCATTGTCTGCGTGAATAAATTCTGGTTGTGAGAGATTATCGTGATAGCTTTGTAATTCTTGTATCTTGTCTCGTATTATCGCCATATGATTTTGACGACCTTTTTCAATTATTACGTCATGCCATTTACCAGACTTTTTTAATTCCATTTCTTCTTTTAACATACATTCGTGGCAATGCCCTGCTTTTTTGTATGCTTTAAGATGAATACCGTTTAGTGGAGTATTACATTTTGGACACCACCACGGAGTTTTAAATCCATCAAGTTTTGTAACGGTTTGAACAAGACCATTCTTCTTTGTCCATTTTTTACCATCATGATCTTCCCACACTTCACCTTCTTGTCGCTCTACTTGTTGCGGACGCCATCCAAATACAAGTTTTTGTTCTTGTTTGTTCATTACTTCACCAATTCTTTTTCTTACATCTGCTACTGCTTTTTCATCCATGCGTGCCATAGTAACCTCTTATGATTTAGCGAATTTGTCTGCTCGGTCCTTTGTACCAAAATATCTTACTTGATTCTTTTTATTCTTGCCACCAAAGTTTCCAGTTTCAGTTTCCCACGATTCACCAGGTTTGTAAAATGATGGATCTTTTGGTTCTGGTTTTACTGCTTTTTTTCTCACACCTTTTTGTGGTTCTCCCGCTTTCTTTTTTACTCGTGGTTTTGCAGCTTTTTTACCACCATGCTGTTGTGTAAGTGCCAATGCTTTTTCTGAGTCCGTAGTAGTTTTAACAATCTTTTTAAATATGTCTGGGTCGAACTTACCATATATCATTGTGAATATTTCTTCTTTTGCTTCGTCAGTAATATTTGGATTACCTAACAATGCTCTAACTTGAGTTCCACTAATGTTTTTGCCTTGAAGTTGTAGTTGCATTTCTGGTGCAACTATGAAATATCCTTTATCTTTAAATCCTTGTGTCGCTGTTTCACCATCATACGGTGTAAAGTATTTACCACCCGTTAATCGTTCTGAGTCTTTTTCACTGACTGCAGTTACCACAACTGTATTGTCTGGCATATTACCGGTGATTTCAACTGGTGCGTATGGATTTTTTACTTGTACCACCATATCTTCCGGAATATCAAACATTCTTGTGATAATGTCTTTCTTTTCAACAAACCCAAATGGTGATTTGGTTGGGTCGGTCTTATCACTGGTTGCGATATAAACATTTTCTTTACCAAACTTTTCGACCAAAGCACGATAGATACTGTAATGTCCTGCGTGGAATGGTTGAAAACGACCAGGAAAAATAGCAATGGTTCGTTTTTCACCAGTTGGTGTAGTTGTTGTTTGTGTGGTTACTTGTGGTTCTTCTGCTGGTTTCTTTTCTGGTTCATCAACAACTTTAGCTTTACCTCGTTGAAACTTCATCATACCAAGGATTTGATTGACTGGTGCAAATGCTCCAGTAAATTT